TTGATGCTAACACATTGAGAGGTAAGATTTACATCAAACCAACTCGTTCTCTTGAATTTATTGATGTTGAATTCGTAATTACACCAACAGGTGCTTCATTTGAGAATATCTAATCTAAAAGGAGATATAAAATAGATAAGGGTTCCCGTTGTGGAACCCTTTCTTATTTCTTAGATGTTCCACGTGGAAACATATTTTATAATTTTTATACAATTATACCCAATCCAGTATACTATAACTAGTTAAACTAGTATTTATATTTAATGATAGATAATTAGAGAAATTTTATACTGGAACTGGTAATACTGGGGCTTGTAAAAAACTACGAAAAATTATTGATAAAAACAACTATTTCTAATATATAATCCTAAAAAAAATTATTTCTAATTGTAGTATATTTATTAGAAGGTAAAATAACTAAAAACTTAACAAATACAAAATGGCAGATTTATTAATGAAAATGCCGGTTCCTTACGAACCGAAAAGAGTAAACCGATTTATCGTTAGATTCCCATCATCTTTGGGTATCAATGAATGGTATGTAACATCGGCAGCTAGACCCTCAGCAAAAATTAACTCAGTTGCTATTCCTTTCTTGAATACCTCAACATATGTTGCTGGTAGATTTGAGTGGAATGAAATCAGAATGACATTTAAAGACCCAATTGGTCCTTCAGCGTCTCAAGCTTTAATGGAATGGTTCCGTTTACATGCAGAATCAGTTACAGGTAGAATGGGATATGCTGCCGGATATAAAAAAGATATTGAATTAGAAATGCTTGACCCAACAGGTGTTGTAGTTGAAAAATGGATTATTCAAGGTGCGTTTATTACTGACTTGAACTTCAATGAATTAGACTACTCAAGAGATGATTTAGCATCTATCACATGTTCTTTAAGAATGGATAGATGTATTCAAGTTTACTAATCTTATAATAAAAATAATCTGCTTATACTGGAGTGTTGTTTCGACGACACTCCTTTATTTTTTATATAAACTTTACTTTGGTATAGTTATTAGTTAAATTATACTATGGAAGAATTTAGAATAGACCCAACAATCGCATACGACGTGGTTGAATTACCAAGTAAAGGAATTCATTACCAAAATAAAAAGAAATCATTACGAGTGGCATATCTTACCGCCGCCGATGAGAATATCTTATCATCACCAAATTTAGTAGCAACTAATACGGTTGTTGACGAATTATTAAAAAGAAAAATATTAGACAAGGATATTAATATTGACGATGTAGTTGATGAGGATAGACAAGCTATTCTTATATTCTTAAGAAATACTGCGTTTGGTTCTGAGTATAAAATCACAGCAAATGACCCGAAAACGGGAGAACCATTTACATTTGAAATAGACCTATCAACATTAAAAATTAAAGATTTTAATTTACCTGAAGATTCAAACGGGGAATATACTTATTTCATGGAAAAATCGAAGGTAGAGGTTACTTTTAAATTCTTAACACAAAAACAAGAAAACGATTTAGAACAAATTAAAGTTAGTTGGAACGGTATTGGTGTCGCACCCATCGTTACAAAGAGACTTGAAATGATGATTAAATCAGTACAGGGTAATAAAGACCCAATGAATATTAGAAATTTTATTGAGACATTACCCATTAAAGACTCACAAGATTTTCAAAAATTTGTAAGAGATAACAAACCCGGATTAGATTTAGTCCAAACAACAACCACCCCGTCAGGAGACACAATCCAAGTTAATATCGGATTCGGGGTTGAGTTTTTTCGCCCTTTCTATGGAATATAGGAAAACTCAGCTCGATGAGTTTTTATATTTAATTAAAAAAGGTTTCAATTATAGTGAATTACTCACTATGCCAATTTATTTAAGAAGATATTATGTCAACTACATAATTGAAATAGAAAACAAACAATAATCTATTTATAGTTATGGCAAATGATATTTTAGACGCACTCAATAGTAACAATCCAAAAGACGCGTTATCTAATTTAATGGCTTCTAAAAGTAGTGATGAGTTTAAACGAGAAACTAGAGATGCGGTAAGATCTTTATCAAAAAACACTAGTGTAAAACAAAATTCATTATCTACTTCGTCAGGAGTGGGAATAGCGGGGTCAATTGCTGGTGCGTTAAACAGCTCAATTGCAGCATTTAGTTCAGAACAAACATCACAATTCTCACAATCTGAAATAGTTGGAATAGGTAATCTATTAGATATTGTACAAAAAAATGGTCTTAGTGTAAAAACAATTTTTAGTGCGATAGGTGCCGTAGGAGATCAAATTTTAAATCAATTAGCAAGAGAGTCACAACTTAGAACAGATATTAATGAAAGTATCGGTATTGCGGGTGATTTATCTAAAACTTTAAGAGACGATATTGTAGATTCAACCGCGGCGGGAATTAGATTTGGATACGGGATGAATAACGTTAGAGACATGATTAAGAAAATCATGGAAGAATCTGGTCGTTTTAATCTAATATCACAAAAAACAATTGAAAGTACGTTTGCAACATCAAGAGCATTTATTGGTGACTTAAGAGATATGGGTGAGGCAATCTCACAATTTGAAAAAATTGGTGTTGGGGCGAGTTCTGCCACCGTCGCTATTGAAAAGGCGGGAAAGGGTTCACTAGAATTAGGACTTTCAGGTAAAAAAACAACACAAGATTTAAGAACGAATATTGAAAAACTAAATGAATTTGGTTTTAAAAACGGTATACAAGGATTGGCTGAAATGTCAAGAAAGGCAACTGAATTTAGAATCAGTATGGGTGAGGCATTTAAGATTGCTGAAAATGTTATGGACCCTGATAAAGCAATTGAATTATCGGCGAACTTACAAGTATTAGGTGGAGCAATCGGTGATTTCAATGACCCACTTAAGTTAATGTACATGGCAACAAATAATGTTGAAGGTTTACAAGATGCGTTAATAGAAGCGGCGGGTAGTTTAGCAACTTATAATAGTGAACAAGGTAGGTTTGAAATATCGGGGGTTAATTTAAGAAGAGCTAGAGAAATGGCGAAAACTCTTGGTATTGATTATAAAGAATTGACAAGAACCGCAATCGCATCTCAAGAAAGACTTGCAGCAAGCACTGCGTTAATGGGTAAAGGTTTAAATTTAAAACCTGAAGATCAAGAATTTTTAACCAATCTATCAAGAATGGATGGGGGTAAAATGATTATTGATGTTCCAGAAAGTTTACAGAAAAAATTGGGTATAACAGAACAAAGTAAAGCAATTGAAGATTTATCTCAAGTACAAATTGATGCGTTATTACAAAATAGAGAACAGTTTCAAAAAATGAGTGTAGAAGACATTGCTCGAGACCAATTAGATAATGTGGAAAACATTAGAAGAGATGTTGCCGCATTAGTTCAAATGCAGTTAAGAAACATGACTAGAATTGGTAGAGATGGTATTAATGGTAGTGGGGGTATTGATGATATTACAAAATTAGCATTAGATAAAGTAACTGATTTTACCAATAAAACATTTAAAGAAAATCCAGATTTAATTAAATCAGGAATTGAGGGTGCTCAAAATATGGTTGAAAATTTTTTAAATAATAATCCATTAATTAGTGCGGCGGCAGATTATTTAGGTGATAAAGGAAAACAACTTAAAGAAACTCTTTTTGAACAAGTTAAAAAATATTTTGGAGGGGAGACAACAACCACACAAACTCAAACGACACAACCATCAACAACCACAAAAAATGTTAATTTAAATGTTACCGTACCGAATATTGGTGACCAACTAACAAATGAAATAATGAGAAGTCAACAGACTTGGAGAGACGTATTAGGAAAATCCGATGCGAAAGACTACTTAACTCTTTAATATTTCTCGTTCATACCTATTTATAGATAAAAGAAAATAATGCCAAGTTACTTAGATTTTGATTCCACAAAAAAGTTCAGAGATTTTATCTTAGGTAAGACCTTAAATCAACCTAACATACCTGACATATATCAAAATGTAACTATACAACCGAATCTTGATCCGGGTGATGTGGATGACAATAGAAGAGAAACTTTAGTTAAGGTACAGAACAACAACACATTTGGACCACTTGATTATATTATTAGGGAAAATTTAGATATTTTACCTATATCAAGAAATTTAGGACTTTATCCATATTTTCCAACCAATTCCCCAAACTATAATTTAATCGGAATAATGGGTTCATCATCATATGATACTGAATCTGAGTTATTTAAATTTGCGGCAAACACTATTAAAAACGATAGACAGGGACCTGTTTTATCAAGAGTACAAAGAAATTTAGAAACGGCAACTACGGGTAGAATTAGATTACTCGATGCGTTAGATGGGAATACTGCCACTTTATCAAATATATTAACAGGTAAAGAACCATTAGTTGAATCTAATAATAAAATTACCGTAGCAAAAACATTACCCGGAAAGGCGATTGATTTTTTACAAACATTAAGTGGTACACAATTACCATTTAGTGAAATACCGGGAGATTATTTAACAAACCCATTAAATCCAACACCCAATTTTAGACCTGAAGCAAGAACTGCTGTAGGTGGGTTAATACAAGATATAACAGGTGCTATTGGTTCATTAATTGGTATACAAAGAAGACCTAAACCATCAAGAAAACCTTCAGATTTATTCATTGAATATATGGGTGAAGGTCAAAAACAAAGATTATTTGATGGTTTAACATTTAATACATACGCACCAAACTATACTACAACTGCGAGATCACAAAACAGTAGTAAAATTTTTAGTTTTATAGATAAAGTTGCTCAAGGTGTAAAAAATATATTAGGAACCGAGGCTCCGGCAGGTAAGGCATATATTGGTGACGATAGAGGTGATGATGTTAAAAGAGCGATGAGTGACTTTAACGATAGACCTGTTAAAAGTCCGTATTACTTAAGTGTAATGTTTGATGATGTTGCAGCTAACTTATTCAATAACCCAACCAAAACAAGACCAATTTCACAAGGAGGTAACATTGGTGGTAACTTAACATGGTATAGTTCTAATTCC